CCCACCCCTCCGGATTATCCTACCGGAATGTATTTAGCAGTGTTGGGATTGTAAACCAGCAACATAATCTCACCGTTGACCGAAGCCTTGGCAGTGAGAACGTTACCAGTTGCATCCACACCAGCAACACCAGCAAACTGAATAGCAAGCATATGAAGACCAGTCTGCGGCGGAGTAATGGTCTTAACGACCGTATTACCCGTGAGAACGGTCAGGAAGCCGCTAGGAGCAATAGTATTCGCAGAAGCAAGCGTCTTCGGTCCCGGCTGCAACTTGCTCTGGACCGTTGAAAGATTCTGGAAATTAAGGGTATCTGCTTCAGCCATTATCTAATGCCTCCTATGCAACCTGATAGCCAGCCGGAACGGCCAGGTTGTAAATGTAAGCAGTAGCAGCAGGATTGTTAACGAAGAACTGAGTTCCAATGACCATGTAGAAGATTTCCGCAGTGGCAACACCACCCGACGGTCCACGAATCTCGAAGATTCTCCGACCATCAGTGGTATAGAATCCAAGCGGGAGAGTTTCTCCACGGCCCCAGACTTCATCAACAATGAAATCAATACGCTCTGGATTCCAGTTGAAGCTGGGCTTAACATCAGCACCAGCCATCTGCATGGAACCACCGAAATACATATCAAGCCCCTGATTACCAGAAGCCTGCTTATTAATCAGAATTACAAGCTGGCCAATCTCTTCATACGCCTGCTGCTGGGCAGGGTGCATCCAGGCAGACGGCTTGAAGGTATTGTTAATGCCAACCCGATTTCCAATCTTATTAATAGCCAGACGAGGCAACGGAAGTGAAAGCGCATTGCTAGCCGCATTCACTCCATTGGAACGAATCTCAGGGTTCGATGAACGCTGGAATCCGAGCCAAGTGCCAGTCGAGGCATTTGAATGATGATAAGGAACACCATAGATAGCAGGAAGTGAAGTGGGTGATGCAATACCCATGACAACCAAAAGGTCGCCAGCGGTAGCACTAGCAATATTAGGCGTAACCTGAATGGTCTGGCCTTCCACATCCCACTGAGTGATAACACCCGTGCCACGCAGAGTAGCAAGAGTGGAATCATAAAGCTGGATGGTCTGTCCATACCGAACAAGCCGCGCACCGAATCCATCCGAATTCAGAAGATAAGTATCGAATCCACTGCCAACAGTAACCGTTCCGACAGTGCCAACGACACCATCTCCGGCCTGCATAAGCTGCGAATCCAACTGACGACGGAGTTCATCCATCGCAGTAGAAGTGAGTCGGCGAACAGCATTGACAATGGCCTTACGGTCACTATCAGTTGCCCACTGAGTCAGCTTCGTATATTCAATATTCTCTGAAAGGAAAACAGAATTCAAAACGGCCTTCTCGAAAGTGGGTCCGCCACCACGACCGAGATCGCCACCATCTGGATTAAAGTACTGGAAAGAACCACCAGGACGGATTTCCAGAGGAATTCGCATCTGGCGATTCGAGATCTTTTCTACATCGCGCTTTTTGATATTCGCGAAGAAAAGATCATCGCGCTCAAATAGAGTCTGGATCTTAGGAACGACCCGCTCCAATTCGAGAGCGACTACCTGTGCCTCAGTTACTGCCATTTAGGCTCCTTGTTAAAACCAAACTAGACGCACGCTAAGTGCATCATCAACCTCAAGGAAGATAGATGCAGGTAGTGTGCTACCAAACATGAACACTGAAACGTTACTAGCACTTAAAGCTACTCCAGTATCAAGAGCGGCACCCTTCAGAACAGGCTCGATTTCATTAGCCGTTGGAGGGATGATTGCGAAACCATGAACAGTAAAGTCTTCGACATCTGGGAGCAGAATTTCGTTATCTCCTGCAATCAGATTCTTCAACTCCTGCATGGCAGGCGAATCTGCCAGTTCACCCGAGTCATAAACGAGATCGGATTCCTGGTCCCCTGCAAAGCTAATATAGTTCTTTACGGTTGCCGTTATTGACACTCTAGTCTCCCATCAGCTCTTGTAACGCCTCATACGTTGACTTACCCCGTGTCTTGTCTAGCGTGGCCTTCTTTTTATCGGAGCCGAGGCGTGGCTCGTCGTCTTTCTTACTAGAAGTCCGTTGACGATTAGGAGTTTCCTCTACTTCATCAACTTCCTTCTCTTCACGAACTCGCTTACCCATACCCTTCAAGGCTTCATTTCGGGCACTTTTAATTACTGGTGCCAGCAGTGCTTTTGCCTTGGACAGATATGCTTTGCGAATATCGTCTTGTGATGCTTGGTTAAAGCCGGACTTAGCCGCTTTGTCCCAGAGCTTATCAACAATCTGCTGGAATCGCTTATCACGATCAATTAGATTGTTAACCTTCTCCATAGCATCAGCAACAGCATGACGCTTAACGAATTCAGTCATCGAACCATTAGGATCAATATTAGATTCGATAGCACCCTTGATTGCGTTAGTAACTCGGGTGTTAACTGAATCAGTAGCTTCTTTAGTCTGTCGCTCAGCAAATGCTCTTTCTCGCTGAGTGATTGAATCCTCTTTTGTCTTATCTTCAGCTTTAACTTCCTTCGCCATCTTCTGCGGAGGTGTAAATTTAGAGGTTCCGAAAGCCCATTTGTTGAGCAGCAATGCAGCCGTTCTCATATCATCGTCATTATCGTCCTTGGCCTGAGCTACCATCTCTACGATGATATTCTTGACCAAGTTCGCTTTGACGTGGGTGAGAGCGGCTGGATCAACCTTACCTAGATGGTCCAAGTAGTTATCCACTACCTGGGCAAAGGTATCCGGGTTGTCCTTCTGAATCATCCTCAGAACATTATCGACATTGCCCTTCTCAATCATATCCTCCGAAAACCGCTGGAGGACTTCATGAGACTCTTTGAATTGTTTGGCTTCTTCGATAGTTCCGGCGATTTCAGTAAACTGCTGCTCACGATAGTATGCTGTCTCTAGATAAGGAAATTCCTTAAATAGAGAAGGATACTTCTTGAGAATTTCGCGACGAGGAACTGGAGTCTTTAGTTCCAGCTTCTCTTCATCGATATCTTCGAGTTCTTCTTCGAGAAGCTTTAACTCGTCGACTTCTTCGTCTTTCTCGTCTTTCTTATCACCTTCATCTTCGTCGACATCGGTAGTTTCCAGCTTATCAGTCTTATCTGATTTATCATCCTTATCTTCAGACTTCTCTGTCTTCTTAATCGGTTTCGTAAGGTCTAAGGAATCGAGTGGATCATCTTTTCCGAGTTCCTTAAAGATATCGTCTACGCTTGCCTTACCACTAGGAACTGCAGAAACATCGGGATTAGCTACTTGTTGAGACATCACCTTCTCCACTAATTTCCTTAGAGCCCTCGGGCTTTTCAGGATTATCTGAGTTTTTGGGTCCGCCAGCACTTTGCTGCAAGACCAGTTGTTTGTTCATTTCAAAAAAGTGCATCTGACCGTGAAGAAGGACATTCTCATAACCAGGCTGATTCTCAATCTTAGCTAGCCGTCCTGCTTCGGATGTTACCCACTGACGAACAATCTCAAACTGGATGTCATGCTTATCGTATGTAACATCAATTTCAACAGAAGGCATGAATTGGCCTGTTTCTGGGTCCATAATGGGCTCAGATTCAAGCAACTGCTGAATTTCATCATTCTGTTTGCTTCTATCATCCTCACCTGGGATGTAGAAGTCATTAAATCCAAGCACATCACGAACAATTGGAATATTCTCAGGAGCAGACATCCACTGAAGGAACATGGGATTCTGCGCTTCAATCATCTTCATAGCATTTTCACGGACTTGAGTCCAAGTAAGCGGAAGATTATCAGCGGCTTCCAGCTCAATCTTGCCAATCTTACCTTCAAGCTCTGAAATTCGAATAAATAGGTTGATGAATGAGCCATCCGGAAGCTTCTGGACATCATTCTCATCAACTTTCAGATTATTAATGTAAATTGGAATCGCTTTACCCTTAACTTCCTTCCACCAGTGAGTAAAGAGCTTATAGATGTTCTGAATTCTCTGTCTAGCCGAAGCCTGAGACATCGAATATTCAGAAGCCGTCTTGCTTCCATCTAAAGCACCACCAAATAGAGATGGAAGTGCTCCGGATGCCATCTGTCCAAGAGACTGAATGACATCAAAGAATGGTAGAACTTCGGCACTCAAGGTAGCCGTCTTCAACTGGTAGAATCCATCACTTACAGTCTTACCAGTTTTAGGTGTAGCCTCGTAAACTCCACCCGGCGTAGTCTCAGTATCCCTGTAAGCCTTGAAATTCAAAACTCCAGGGTCAGCAAATGTCTGGCCGATTCCATGCTCAATGGTTTGAAGTACAAGTGAGATGAGATCATTCG